TTTTTATCCTATCTGGCATCATCAGTTTGATGATCTTATTGTGCTCAAGAACAACCAAGGCACAGAAGAAACCCGAGTCAGACACATGGACTATGGTGTGGTTCTATCCGCATTTTTCTGGCGTCGGTTCAAGAACAAAGAAAACATAACATTCTTTGACCCCAACGAGGTTCCTGACTTGTATGAAGCATTTTACAAAGATACCGCACTGTTTGAAGAACTTTATATCCGATATGAAAAGCAGAAAGGCCTGCGTCGAAAGACCATGAGTGCTGAGGAAGTTTTCAAGAGTGGTATTCTCAAGGAACGAACAGACACTGGACGTATATATCTAGTGTTCATTGACAATGTGATGAGCCAAGGACCGTTTGATCCGGAATATCACACCATTTACCAGAGTAACCTTTGCTGTGAAATACTTTTACCTACAAAATCTTTTAAGCGTCTTGATGATGACAGTGGCCGTATTGCTCTTTGCACACTCGGCTCGATCAACTGGGGAGCATTCCGTAATCCAGAAGACATGCGCCGTGCTTGCCGTATTCTACACCGCAGTCTTAACAATATTCTTGATTACCAAGACTTTTTATCTATCCAGTCCAAGCTGAGTAATGATGAAATTCGGCCGCTAGGCATTGGTATCACAAATCTAGCCTATTGGCATGCCAAGCGCAGTTTGAAGTATGGCGAGAAGGATTCTCTAACCGAAGTCAAAGTCTGGATGGAACACTTGGCATTCTATCTCACAGAAGCCTCAGTGGAACTGGCACAAGAACGCGGTGCTTGTTTAGGCAGCGAACACACACGCTATGGCCAAGGAGTGTTCCCTTGGGAACTGCGGGCTGCAGGTGTGAATGAACTTACTGACTTTGCTCCAGAACTGGATTGGGAAACCCTACGCACCAACATGAAAACTCATGGTGTTCGTAATGCCACGCAGATGGCAGTGGCTCCGGTAGAGTCCAGTTCAGTGGTGATCAACTCAACCAATGGTATCGAAATGCCCATGAGCCTGATCTCCGTGAAAGAAAGCAAAGCCGGTAGTTTTGTACAAGTGGTTCCTGAATACCATAAGTTGAAAAACCGGTATCAGATGATGTGGGAACAAAAGGACTGCGAAGGCTATCTCAAAACAGCAGCAGTGATTGCAGCATACGTGGATCAATCGATCAGTACCAACACATTCTACAATCCTGCACACTTTGCAGACCGCAAGATACCCACCACACTGATCGCTCGTAATCTCATGCAGGCACATGTGTGGGGATTGAAAACTTTCTACTACAGTCTGATCAACAAGCAAGGCAGCAAAGAAACAGCAGAAGATGCACCACTCATGCCCATTGATTTTGATCATACAGAAGACTGCGAAGCATGTAAACTTTAGGAGATTGAAATGCCAATACTTTCAAAATTTGTATATACTTGGCCACCCGGGTCAGCACAGATCCAATTTCATCCTTGGGTCGCTACCTTGACTCAAGCAGAGCAAGATGAATTTCGTCAGGCGGATATACGACAAAAAGAATTTAGAAAACAAGTAGTTGATCAAGGAAATATGCAGATAACCAATGATGGGTATGTATGGAAAGATAAAGATTCTCTAAACACCGGTAAGCCAACTGATCCTACTTGGCAAATGTATTGGAATCAATGGATACATGAGACCGGTGTACAATTTACAATAGAACAAACGGAAATATAACATGTCAAAAGCACAATACAACCTAACCACACGAACTGACTATCTCAGTCGCAAGATGTTTTTGGATCCTGAGGGTCCTGTTACCATCCAACGATTTGAAGAAGTCAAATACAACAAGATACAAAAAATTGAACAGACTGCTCGAGGCTTCTTTTGGGTGCCAGAAGAGATCAGTCTCAGCAAGGATGCCAATGACTTCAAGGATGCATCGGATGCTGTGAAACACATTTTCACTAGCAATCTACTGAGACAAACTGCCCTGGACAGTCTGCAAGGTCGCGGACCGGCACAGGTATTCACTCCGTGTGTGAGCCTGCCTGAAATGGAAGCCTTGATGTATAACTGGAGTTTCTTTGAGACCAACATCCATAGTCGCAGTTACAGCCACATCATTCGCAACATTTACAATGTGCCCAAGGAGGTGTTCAACACCATCCACGACACTAAAGAGATTGTGGATATGGCGTCAAGTGTGGGCGACTACTACGACCGACTGCATGAGTTGAACTGCTTTAAAGAAGTGAATCCAGGATCAGTTAGTGAAAAAAGTCACATACAAGCGATCTGGATGGCACTGAATGCCAGTTATGCATTAGAGGCATTCAGATTCATGGTATCATTTGCCACCAGTTTGGCCATGGTTGAGAACAAGATCTTCATTGGCAATGGCAACATCATCAGTTTAATTCTACAGGATGAACTGCTGCACAAAGAATGGACTGCATTCATGATCAATCAAGTGATCAAAGAAGATCCACGTTTTGCGGCTGCTAAGATAGAATGCGAAGCTGAGGTTTACCAGTTGTACCTGGATGTGATCCGCGAAGAAAAGACCTGGGCTGACTACTTGTTCAACAGAGGTCCAGTGATTGGTCTCAATGCTGCCATCCTCAAGGACTTTGTGGATTACACAGCAGTGGGTGCTCTCAAAGACATTGGTATCAAGTATCAATCACCGGCACCCAGGACCACACCTATACCTTGGTTCAACAAGCACTCGGACACCAGCAAGAAACAAACTGCACTGCAAGAGAACGAATCAACTAACTATGTTATCGGAGTCATGAGTGAAAGTCTCGATTACGATCAACTACCAAATCTATAAGGAGAACGAAATGAAAGCCATAGTATGGAGCAAAGACAACTGTGCCTATTGCGATCAAGCCAAAGCTCTATTGGAGCAAAGGAATATTGATTATGAAGAACGCAAAATTGGATATGGATACACCCGAGAGGACCTGTTAGAGGCTGTGCCCACAGCAAGAACAGTTCCACAGATTTTTGTGAACAACAATCACGTTGGCGGATTCACAGAACTGAGAAAGTACATTGAAGAAACCGCTGGCGGATACGGAGATTAAATGCTAATAGACAAAGGCGTAAGCGCAAACGAAGTGGTCACATTCAAACTCACATCAGGTGAAGAACTAGTGGCTCGACTCAATGAAGAAACAGCCACACACTACAAACTTTCCAAACCCATGGTGATTGCTATGGGTGCCAAAGGTCCGGGACTCATGCCCTATCTGTTTACCGTGTCACCCGACAAGGATATCTCCTTGAGCAAATCCACTGTGACTGTGGCAGTGGCCAGCGATAAAGCATTTGCTGACCAATACATGCAGAGCACTACCAATATACACTTGGGCTGATTTTTACCCCATAAATAAAGCATGGGACATAGATTTGTGATCATGCAGAACAATCAGATAATTGAGTATGATCGTTATGAAGATATTCCAGACGATTTTGATCATGTGATAGAGTTTCTTCCTGAGATACCTCCAGAGCCACACACTGAGCAACAGCATGAAGAAATTGATCAATGGAATGATAAATTTTTAAGACTTGTAAGGATTGAGCATGCCCGCAGCCGCTAGGAAAGGTGATCAAGGAATTCCACATTGTAGTGGATATACTATCTCTATGGGTAGCGGAGATGTTTTTATCAATAATATTGCCGCTGCCAGACAAGGCGATTCCAGTACCCCTCATCTAAAACCAGGACCGGGCAAGCCACCATGCAGCACTCATTCTGCTGCAATCTCTAGAGGAAGTTCGACAGTTTTTGTAAATGGAATTGCACTAGCTAGAGTTGGAGATCCCTTGTCTGGATGTACTGCTGTGGCCCAGGGTAGTCCGGACGTGTTTGCAGGATAACTCATGGTCACAAGTGTACTGACCCCATTGCAGATGATTGCCGGTGCCACATTGAGCAACAATGGTGGTGTTGGCCTGGCCAACACATGGACCGCTGCTGTTGGTAGCTATACTGGCACCACACTGATCTCAAGTTATTTTTCTGCTGTGAGTGCTGCTTATTCTAATATCGCTGCTAACATCAGTAATGCTACATTGAGTAGCATGGTTACATTCTGTTCCGGTACTGTTCCTGCACTGGCCGATAACACACCGTCGGCCTATTCCGGGCTAGGTACCAATGCATTGTCGGGATTCACAGGTGTAGTGTCATCACAGGGCAGCAGTTATCTTGGCAATGGTAATGTCACGGTATTTGCACAGGTATTTTCTGCTGCTCAAGGTTATGTGACCACCACCAACGATTACATCAATACCAGCATCAACAGCCAAACATATCTTGGATCCACTTTCACCACCATGAACAGTTTGATCACTGGCAATCTTAGCGACGCTACTTTGGCCACAGGAACATTTGGTGCCGATCTTGCTCGACTTGGTCAGTTGATTGATTTAAATAATCTAGGAAATCTCGGATCTCCCGCTGCATTGTTTAGACAGTTGGTCACATTGACAAATATTACCCCAGGAATCCGCACTGCATTGATACAGGCCGGACTGAATGAAGCCAGCATTGGTAATCTCACCGATCCTAATGTTAATGTTGATACTAATGTGCAGCGATTGGCATATATCGGCATGCAGAATATCACAGGCACTGACCTAGAACAAGTGGTAGCTGTGTTTGGTGTTACTACCGCAAACATTACCACCATGGCAGATCTGTTGAATCCGGTAAAAATATTCCCTAACAGTTTTCCTAGCCTTACAGTAAGAACTTATAATCAAGATGCTACCTCGGTGTTGCGAGCTATCTACGATAATAATCAGGGTGTGGTAAATTCAAAGTTGTTGACATACCTACCACAGTATGTGTTAGTATTGGCTGCGCCCGGCACAATCACTTATGAGCGACTCAGTCTGATCATACCCCCAGATCAAGCCTTGGCTAACAAAGCTATCCAGGTCAGTCTACAACAAATTAAAAATGTCGGCACTCTCTCATTGGCTCAATTGGCTGCGGCATTCAGTAATATGCAGACCACTAGAGACTTACCTGCAATATCTGCATTGCAACAGGCGGTCCCGACATCGGTGGCCGCATACTATTCCAATACCTATGCCACAGGAAGTGGCCCTAACGGTACATTGGTGATTACGGACTTGCTAGGAGCCGCAGTTGGTATACCATTCACCAGTGATCTTACCAATGTGACTACTACCATCAATTCGATGACCACAGCGGGTATACTTGGAACACTTACGTTGACTTATGTGAGGATGAAAGATACTGTGGATGGGCTATACAATGTGGGCAATACTGTGGTCATTCCTGCAGGGCCGGGTGCAGGAACATACGGCAATGTAGATTCAGCATTGAGTGCATTGATCAGCAATGCTTCATCTGAAGTTTCTGGTATCCAAAGTTCGTATTCTTCACAGAGTGCTAACTTGAATACCAACTTTGCCGATATGGGATCAAGCCTTGTGTCTGAGAATACCAATCTATCTCTAGCCAGTATAGATATACCTAACTTGCTAACCACTGGACGCGGTCCGGTTATGAGTTTTGTACAAAGTCTGCCCAACTATGGAGTCAACACCGAGAAAAACGGTCCCAGTCAATTCCTTGAAACTGTGGCCGATCTCAACACACAAGGTGGGCAGGCCATAGTAGCATGTTTAAGAGAAGGCAGAAATATCGCTGCATTAAATGCAGTAAACGTGGGTGTGGATACCAACATTCCGGCCACACCGGCCACGGTTCCACCACAGGCAAATCTAATTCCTTCTACCTATTCAGACACGGAAGCAGCCAATTTGGTCGTAATATAGTGCGGATATCAGTATACTCGCTAAGTAAGAGTGTGCCACAAGCACACCTAACAATTTTTAAAAAGGAAAAACTTCATGAAGAAATATGCTTTACTCTTGGCCCTAGCATTGGCCGCTGGTGCTGTCACAGCACAAACCGCTCCCCAAGTCAGCGTCTACGGCAAAGTTCGTGTGTACGAAGAATCATACACATTAGGCACCGCTAGTGCTCTTACCCGTTTGACTAATGATTCCAGCCGCTTGGGTTTCAAAGCCACTGGCGATGTTGGTAGTGGTGTCACCGCTACTGCCATTCTCGAAACTGGTGTGGCTGTAGATGCGCCCAGTGCTACCACACTGGGTGACCGCACTGCTCGATTTGATCTAAGCAACAATCTGGGTTCCGTGGGTATGGGCCGTGATAAACACTCGGCAGTTCGTGCATTGGATAACTTTGATGTGTTTGGCAATGCCTATGGCACCATCGTGGGCACGGTGCATAATGCACAAGGCTCTCGTGTTCAAAACGCATTGTTTGTGAGCAGCGCACCAATCGCTGGATTCACTGCTAATTACCAATTGGCCAACAGCGAAGTGGCTGGCACTGCAAATACTACAGCAGGCAGCATTGACTACACACAAGGACCATTCTCGGCCACCTTTGCTCGTTACGACGATGGAATCTCCAGTTCCAGCAATATCATTGGTGTGAAATACAACCTGGCCAGTACCGGTACTACTGTGTTTGGCCTGTACAGCAGTGACGTGGCAAGCAACGTAAGCACAACTGGCAAGAGTATTGGTATAAGCCAAGCAATCACCGGCCAATTGAGTGTGCTGGCCAATTACGGTGAAACCGATACTGGCAAAACTGGTCGCGGCGTTGGCGTGGCTTATGCCATGAACAAAGCATTGACCTTTAATGCTCGTTACAGCTTCATTGACACAACCACAGATGTCACACAATACGGCGTGGGCGTAGAATACAATTTCTAAACTGCCAACTGAGGTTTGCAACAGATAGTTGCAGAAAAACAACAAAAACCCTGCCCAGAGCAGGGTTTTTTTGTGGGGTTGACCGGTATTGCCCGAACTGCTATAATACGGGCATACACAGCAACAAAGGGCAGATATGTTTTTATTAGGATTGATAGTTGGCATTGTAGTTGGTGCCTATCTGGCCCTTGTTGTAATCGTTCACACTCACTATTTCGGGTAATCAAAAATGAGCAAAATGTCTGATCTGTATATGGAAGTTGAAACCATGTTGGCGGAGGGCGAGCACCCTGCCCGCATCGCTCGTCGCCTGGGTGTGCCCCTGAGCATGGTTTATGATGTGCTGGAAAGCATGCCAGCAGATGATGAAATCGCAACTGAAGTTGGTGAAATCGGTTGACCCCTATTGCTCGAACTGCTATAATACACACATAGACAGCAACAAACAG